CCCGTCACAAATTACACGAGTTTTTACACTTGAAGGATTTGATAGATTAAGCATTTTAACATCAACGCCTAAACTTTTTAAGTTTTTAAATACTAAACCTGCACCTCCTTGTGAAATCTTAACGTCTGCTAGATTTACAACCGGTACAGGAGCTTCTGGACTCAAACGTGTGCTTGTTCCATAAATATATTTGTCAGTTATTATATCGCCAATTACTAGAACTTTCATAATAGTATTATACTACCTTTAACTTGTTTAGTCAAGTAAATCTATAACTTCAAAAACAGTTTTTAATTTAGATAAATTAACTTTTTTGTTTAAAGTATTTTGAAGTCCAAAATGTAGCGGCTTTGGCCAGTTGCCAAATTCTACCCAAGCATATCCGTTATGCTCGTCGTTAAGATTTGGGAGGAATTCTTTGTCTATTACACATAGATATGTATGGAAGTGAAACTTAGTATCATTAGACACAAAAGTTTCTAAAGGAATAGTTTTCTTAATTGCTACTTCGCCAATCTCTTCAAAGATTTCACGTTTTAAGCCTTCCCAAGGAGTTTCCTCTCCTTCGTTAGTGCCACCTACTAGACCCCAAACGTCTTTATTCTTACCATTTGCTCTATGTAAAAATAAGAAACGCTTAGTATCGAGAGAATAGAGTAGTGCTCCACTACAAATAATTTGCTTGCTCATACAAGTAATTATGTTAGAAATCTAAAGCCCAAGTACCGTTTGGATATTCACCTTCAAATGATAATATCCATTCGCCCTGGTCAAATTTGTATTGAACACCTGTGTTAAGGTTAGTTGTGTACACTGTTCCGTAAATGCTTACGTCAACGTCTGCATCAAAAACAATTTCCCAGCTAGATCCATTCCATTCTACAATGTCATTTTCACTTGCTACAAAATCTGTGCCGTCTAAGTTTTTCCAAGCATCTGCACCGTCGGCATTTCTTTCGTCACCAATTGGTCCTAGTAATAAAATTCTAGGATTGCTAGATAATCCAAACGATTGAGGATTTGATTTAGTAGGGTCTATAATGTAATCAATTTTACTACGCTCTCCTAACGAACTGCCAATTACAGTATCGGTAGGAATTGTATCATCGTCCCAGTCAATAATTGCTTCTGTTTCGTCAGTAGGATTAATAGCGATTCTGCCAATAATATCATATTCCCAATCTGCACGACTTAGTCTAATAGCAGTAATTCCGGCTTCAAATGTTGACGGGAATGCCTTGACATACGCAGGCCATTCAAACCCTCCTACTACACCATTTTTAACTAATTTTGCTGTATTATTTAAAATAAGTAATTCTGCATCTTGATATGCATTTGCTTTAACATTTAATTGACCTAAAGAATCCTGCCAACGTTTGTCAGTCTTAGTACGAGCAACTTCGCCACTAGGTGCAACAAATATATTTGTTCTTAGATTTGATTCTGTATCAAGACCTACTACTGGTGTATCTTCAAAAACTTTAGTAATAACTTCTGTAATAACACCTAAACGTTTGACTTTTGCAGGCGGACTAATATAAATTGGAGTTTGGAAGGTTAGTGTAGCAACATCAATATCGCTATCTGTTCCAGTAGGAATGCTTCTTGAACTCCAACTAATACTTTCTAAGTTTACAACACTTAAACTAGTCCAGTCTAAATAGTTGTCTGTTGTTTGTATTTCTAAACTTGGATTAAACAATGTAAGTATTTGCTCAACAATTTGTAATTTTTGATCTGTGTTAGTAGTCCAAATATCTACATTAACAGTTAAGTTATATGGAGTTGGCATTAAACGTTCTACAGTGTAGTTTTTGCCTTCTATGTTTAAGTATTCGTTATTGTTTTCGTCAAATGCACGTTCTCTAATGTTAACTTTGTTTACATATGACGAATCACTTGTACGAGTTCTATCCATTTCTAAACCGGTTATATATACACCCATTCTAGGTGCGCTAGGTATTTTGTTTTCTGAGTTGTCTCTAAGAATACTACCTACTTGTCTAGTAATATCTCCATACATAACAGGCACAGTAACTTGTTGGCTTTTACCGTCTTGATATTTAAATCCGCTAAACATTCTTACTAATTGTGTAAGATATCTTCTAACCTGTCCGTCATAAAAATGTTGCATTAGTTGTCTGCCTTAGGTCTTAGTGCTTTAGAAAGTCCTTGACGTTCTGCTACTCTGTTGTTGTAGAAGTTAATAGTCCATTGACCATCGTATTCAATAGTGTCTTGTACTCCTGCAATTTCAGGAAGTGTAATTAAAATTGTATTATCGCTATTAGCAGTAATTAGTCCTTCGCTATTAGCAATTACATAATTTTTTCTGTATATATCATATTTTAATTCTAGATATAGCGCATCAATTGGGAATGCCAATGATGTTGTAATTACAATATCGCCTTCTGTAAGAACAACACTTTGGCTTGCAACTTTTTCATTGTATACATAGTTGTCGTTATTAATAAACGTACCTTTTTGAGTCATTCTAGTATCTGTATTTGTCATAGTCATACGTTCTACATCGTGCATTTTAATCCAACTTGTTCCGTTATATCTAAACAAACGTTTAGGCATAAAGTCTGTTCTTAAAAAATAGTCGCCTTCGGTCGCTGTCACAGGAAATTGTATTCCGTGTCCAAATGTTTCTCCGTTGGGTGCTAAATCGTCACCTAGCAAATATCCACTATATCCGATCTTAGACGGTGGAACTGTTACTGATTCTCCATCTACCTTTGTAATTTGTACATCACTACCGGTTGTTGGATCCGATTTAACTTCTAAATTATAATAATGACTTGTATCATATCCTGATTTAGCTGCATCTGCTTCTGCTTGATTTATAACAGCATCGTTAATTTGCATTTCACGTTCATATGTTGAAAGCATATCTCTAAGAGTATCGCCGTTGTCGTTATCAGCATCAGCTGGTAAATCAAGTATTTCTTTAAATTCTTGACTATCAATAATTTGTTTTAATTTTAATCTGTATAAGTGCGGATACCAAGTAGGACTAAATCCTTCGCTTGCACGGTTAACATCTTCTACAACGTAAAAGCGTTTTAGTGCAACTTTGTAATCGTTGAGTGCATATTCGTCTTTCATATGCGGTAACTCAATTACATCTCCGCTCATAATTTTTCTGCCAAGAGTTTTAACTGAGCTATTAATTGGAATTGTCATAAACAACGTATCATTGTCTAAAAACATACCAAACTGTGATAAGTTAAAATCAACGTCTTGTACATTATAAATGCCACGCATTGTATAAATGTTTGGATCATACTTGCGGTCTCTGTTTTCTAAAAATAACAAGTCTTGTATATTAGTTTCTTTAACAGCATCATATTGAGGCTGATCCGCAGTAGCATTCTCTGCATCTGGATTTTCAGGTCCTAGATACTTGTGAATGTTAATATCTGTACCGCCAATTGTAAACATTTCTGTAATCTGACGATCTAGAAATGCATAGTCTTGGCCCTTTTCTGGTTTGTATAAACTTAATCTTGGCATATACATATTTATTCGATAAATACTTTATGGAGAGATTCGTATGTCACTAGCAACACAAAAACAAGAAATATTCGATTACGTACACGCAATGTTAGGCGGAGGTATGGTTGATGTCGAATTAGATCCGGTACATTATGAAACTGCTTTGAAAAAAGCACTAACTCGTTTTAGACAACGAAGTGATAATGCAGTTGAAGAGTCATATATGTTTATGCCTACTGTACTTGATCAAAACACGTATACATTACCAAACGAAGTAGTTGAAGTAAGACAGATTTTCCGTAGAAGCATTGGCTCACGTAGCGGTGGTGGTGATGGCGGCACATTGTTTGAACCATTCAATATGGCATACACAAATACATATATGTTAGCAAGTTCTAACCTTGGTGGACTTGCAACATACGATTTCTTTAGTCAATATCAAGAACTAGTAGGAAGAATGTTCGGCTCGTTTATTGAATTTAAATGGAATTCTACAAGCAAGCAATTAACAATTCTTCAACGTCCAAGAGCAGAAGAAGACCTATTACTTTATTGCTACAACTATCGTCCAGACGAGCAACTACTTAATGATTATCTAGCAATTCAATGGATTAAAGATTACACACTTGCTGCTTGTAAGTTTATGCTAGGTGAAGCAAGAAGTAAGTTTGCTACTATTGCTGGACCGCAAGGCGGATCAACACTAAACGGTGATGCTCTAAAAGCAGAAGCACAAGCAGAAATGGAAAAACTTGAAACTGAAGTTTCACAAGCAGTTGCAGGCGGTACAGGCTACGGCTTCACTATTGGTTAATGTTAACGCTATAATTTAAGTCTACTGTAAATACAGTATGACATACTTTCAACTCAAAGAAGCTAATCGTTACTACTGGCTAGTCAAAGGTATGCTCATTCCCGAATCTTGGAAAGAAGAAGATATTCTCAGCACATATGAATCTTATTTGAGACGCTTGTGGGGTAACCACGAAAGAGCAGCATATGGTGAGCTAGGGTTTGAAGCGGCCTGGGCACAACGCCAAGCAAAAAAACGGTTGACAAAGATTGCATAATAACATATAATATACAGATACTTTAGGAGTTTCTAATTATATGTTACCAAAATTACTTGTTGTCGGACACGGCAGACACGGCAAAGATACCGTCTGCGAAATGCTTGAAAAATACGGTTATACATTTCAATCAAGCTCAAAGTTTTGTTCTGAGCTTTTTATTTTTAACGATTTAAAAGACAAATACGGATACGCTAACGAAGAAGAATGTTACGCAGATCGACACAATCATCGCACAGAATGGTACAATATGATACACGACTATTGTAAAGATGATTTGGCACGTCTTGGACGCAACTTGTTTGCCCAAAATCAAATATACTGCGGACTGCGTAATAAACGTGAATTCTTTGCAATGCAAAATGAAGAAATTTTTGATTATGCTATTTGGGTAGATCGTTGCGATCACTTGCCTACGGAAGATCCTAGTTCTATGAGTATTGAACAGTGGATGTGTGATTACACTATTGATAATAATGGTTCTTTAGATAGACTAGAAAAAAATGTTGCTATACTAACTAGAACTATTTTTAGAAATCAGGGACTAGGTCACCTTGTTTCCAACGTACACCTTCCTTTTGAAGAACTCGTTGACAATTAGCACAAATTGTTTTTAAGTTACTAGGACGACAGTTCTCTAAATTACCGTCGATATGAAACACATTGAACTGTT